TTGCCAACGTCACCGACTTCGACATCTTTTTCGAGGCAGAAAAGAATAAGTTAGACATCTTCATCAAGCATCCAAAGTACGAAGCACGACCTTTAGAGATGGCTTCTGGAGCAGAGAAGACGCTGGCAGCAATTGCTATTCGCATTGCTCTAACCAACGTCTCAACCCTACCAAAATCAGACATTATGATTATGGATGAGCCAGGCACAGCGTTGGACGCCGAAAACCTTGAAGGCTTTATGCGAGTGATGGAAATGATTAAGGGCTACTACAAGACTGTGCTTTTGATTACTCACTTGGATAGTCTCAAGGATATTGCCGATATGACTATTGACATTGAGCGTCAAGATGGGTATGCTTTTGTCAGTCAATAGGGAACAATTAATAAAACAGATGACTGATTATGTCATCAATGTCCTAGAAGAAAGACGACCCGAGTTTTCAGGGTTCGCAGTCTGTCCGTTTGTAAAGGCTGACAGATTAGCCGACCAACTCCACTTAGACATCTTTGATAATACTCAGGAGAGTTTGTTAGATGTAGTATTCAGGTTTGCCCGCTCTGGTAAGCGCAGCGCATTGATAGCACAACCTAACGAGGATGTCAAGGGCACTGAAACAAAAGAGTATCAAAAGTTTATAAATATGGTTTTAGAAGAAAGTCTTAACGATAATGTTCTTGCTTTGTGCTTCAATCCAAATGATGACCTGGAGATAGGGGGGTACAACCCTCGATCAAAAGCCCCGTGTTTTCTAATTAACATGGCTTACAAGGATCACTTGTCTAAATCACATCGTGCTCTACAGAACACAAACTACTACGACAAAATGCCGGCAACCTATAAAAAGTATCTAAACGTAAAATGAAAATACTAATCAGTTCTTGTGTATATGGAAACGATGTAAGATGGAACGGCACCAACCGCCGTGAAGACGACATCAAAACCTGGGCAGAAACCAACGGCTTTGAATTAGTTCCAGTGTGTCCAGAGAACGAATTGTTCGGCACACCCAGAAAAGCCATCCGCTTACGAGCGGTTGACGGCGAGATAAAAGGTTTTGCAGGCAAAGACGAAGTTTACGGACAACTAAAAGATAAATGCCAAGAAATCTCAGAAAGACATCAAGGTGCAGTTGGGTTCATAGGAATCTCCAACTCTCCTTCTTGCGGTTTATCTACTGGCGTAAAGGACTTAGGTTCAACAATCAAAGCACCGATGCACCAAAGTCTTGATTGTCCAACGACAGAAATCAGTTCTATGCGGAACGAAAAGAACAGAGACTTATTCTTGAAGAGGATACTAAAAAATTTATGAGAGCCGGTGACTTAGTAAGATTTAGGGAATGTACATGGCATGTAGAGCCTAAAAAATACACAGACTGGAAAATAGGATTGTTAGTCGAATATAAACCCTGGATGAAAATTGCACAAATACTATACGAAGGCAAACAATACAGAATACAAGCCAATGATGTACAAATACACAAGCAGGCGAAAAGAAGATAAGAGCACTATTTAAAACTACAGAGGAGGTATTGTAGATATGCAAGAAAAAATAGACCGATGGCTCGGAAAATGGGCATCAAGAAAATTAATTGTATGGGGAACTTCCACCGCTTTCTTGGCGGCTGGATCAGTAACAAGCAGCGACTGGGTTGCTGTGTCTCTTGCTTACATAGGGCTTCAGGGTGCGGCAGATATTGCTGCTAAGTGGAAACACGGCTGATGAAGAGACTATGGTATAAAGCCAAGGAGATTTGGTGGAAAATTATATTAGGGATTGTTGTAGTGGCAGCCCTCTTGATTTATTTTTACCGTTTGCTCAGACCAACGGAAGACAAAACAAAATACTTGGAAGCAATAAAGACAGAAGCCACAGCAGCCTTAAAGGAAAATGAGTTGCGTGGTAGACTACAAAAAGATAAGATTGGAGCAATCAAAGGAGTCTTTGAGAGCCGTCTTGAGGATACAAAGAAAATAGACGACAGAGAAGAAAGATTAAAAGCATTGATCAGACTTCACAAGGAATTGGACATTTAAGGAGATTAAAAATGGTAGACATTCCTACACTAGATATTGAGGATTACGATCCCGAGTTAAACGAAGAGCAAGAGACTATTGAAGACAAGTCCGGCGGTGCCCTGACTTATGCTATTGTTGGCGCAGGTCAAGGCGGCGGTCGTATGGCTAAAGCCTTTTATGACATGGGATATACAAAGACCATAGCAGTCAACACTGCCCGTTCCGATCTTAATGGTCTGGATATTCCAGAAGACCAGAAGTTCTTGGTTGATGAGCAAGGCGAGCAGGGTGCTGGTAAAGACCAGGCTAAAGCACAAGCCGCCATTGAGAAGAAAGAGCAGGAAGTATTTAACAAATTCCGTGAAATTTTTGGAACTAACGTTGACCGTATTTTGATTTGCTTAGGTGTATCCGGTGGTTCCGGCGGCGGAACGGTCAACACCCTTATTAAGGTGGCTAAAAAGTACTTTACCTATATTGGGGTAGAGGATGTAGACCAACGTGTTGGTGTGGTTGCTTCTCTTCCTACTGCTGGTGAGTCTGCTTCTCCAACAGTTGCTAAAAATGCCCATGCACGAATTACTCAACTTTGCAACCTTGCAGAAAAAGGCAAGATCGCTCCCCTCATCATGGTGGACAATGAGAAGATCAAAAAACTATATCCAAAACTCACAGTCAAGAAGTTCTGGACCACAATCAACAACACCGTTGCCGGCTTGTTCCATGTCTTTAACGTTCTTGCAAATAAAGATTCAGAATATACAACCTTTGACGCCACTGACTACGATAGCATCATGCGCCAACCAGGATGTATGATTATGGGCGTTACAAGCGTTAAAGATGTTGAGAGCGAGACAGCAATATCGAATGCTTTGAAGAAGAATTTAGAAAAAACTCTTCTTGCCGAGGGGTTTGATCTTACTACAGCCTCTGGTGCTGCTTGTATTGTTGTTGGCGGAGAAGTAATCTTCGAAGAAACAGTAGGTTTGATGGACAGTATTGAGTTTGGTTTTGACACTTTGGCTGCTTTGACCGGCGGTGCTATTATCCACCGTGGCATTTATGAAGATGATAAGCGGGACAAACTTGTAACTTATACCTTGGTTAGTGGGCTTAACCGACCTTCCAAGCGTATTGATGGTCTTCAGAAATTCTTGAAGTAGTATGAAGAGAATAGTTGCATTTATATTGCTCTTATCGCTCAACGCCGCTGCGTCCGAGGTAGTCAAGTTTGATCCTCGTCCAGCGGTCGTTGAGCAAGAGGGCAGTACTTATGTTGGAATTCTTTTGAGCGAAGAAGACTTTCGCAAAATCCTAGAAAAGAAAATTGACACCAACGCCAAACTGGCAGACTGCTCTGTGGATAAAAAGGTATGCACCCAGATGCAAGAGACGTACAAATTATCCATAACTAAACTAGAAGAACAACTCAAGAGAAACAACTCATGGTTTGACAGAAATCGTGGAACAGTCGGAATTGTCACAGGTTTGATACTAGGTACTGGTCTTTCTGTTGGTATTGTACACGCCGTATATCAAAAATGAATAAAAAAGATCCAAACTATATAGCAGCAGTTGAAAAGTCGATTGCAGAAAAATATGGCAAAGTAACCGTTCAAGATTTTAGATCAGAGTGGTCACCTGAAAAAGAAAAAGAATATGTTGAAGAATTAAAAAAGGCGTTGCACACCAAAGGATTGAGCACTAAACGCCAAAGAGGCAAGATTCCAGACAATCGATCATGCCCGGTGTGTAAAACATATTCATTTTCGCCGCAGGACGACCTATATATGAATAGGTTTAAGTGCTGTCACCTTTGTTATATTGATTTTGTTGAAAGAAACGAACAAGAATGGCAAGACGGCTGGCGACCAGAAAAAGATTATATTATGGGAATTTTAAGGGGAAGAAAAAATGGCAACAGTACTAGAGATAGTTAGAGGTCTTAGTCAAGCAGCAGCAAATGCATACGATGGTGCTCTAGATGAAAACGGAGAACCATTAAAAATTGGTTTGAACCGAGAAGATGGTCATCCGATAATCGATAGCCGTGTTATGGACGGGTTTAAGGTCCGTTTTGCTGCTGATCAACTTGTTGTTACTTATCAGGGCGAGTCCTTAGTAAAAGAGATGCACCCTAGAAATCAATTTGAGAATGAAATTGAGGCAAAGTTTTCTGATATTGCAAAGTTTTTGAAGAAAGAATATAAAAAAATCACAAAAAACTCTGTATCCCTTACAGAAGTCGCAGACGCAGATATCTTGGTTCAATCAATGTCTAGAAAGCATACTTGGGTTCAGGCAACAAAGCAATATAAAATTGGTGGGTTGGAAGAGGTAGCCTCGGTTCGTCAATCCTCGGACAGAAGTGAATTAATGTCTTACGAAAAAAAGTTCCAGGATTTCTTGGCACTGTCTTCGGACAAGAGACCTTCGAACGATAAGGCACCAAAGAACCCTGATACGCCGGAGGCTTAATGCCATCGAGTAAACAGGAGATTATGGCGGAAATAGTCCGCTGCGGGAAAGACCCGGCTTTCTTCTGCAAGAAATATGCAAAGATCTCTCATCCAATGAGAGGGTCTATCCCTTTTGACCTATATGACTTCCAAGAGAAGGCGCTTCACGACTTTAAAGTAAATAGATTTAGTGTAATTCTCAAGGCTCGCCAGTTGGGTATCTCAACGACCGTCGCTGCCTATGTATGTTGGCTTATGCTTTTTGCAAAAGATAAAAATGTTTTGGTTGTAGCCACCAAACTTGGTACTGCTGCCAATTTGGTTAAAAAAATAAAAGCCATACACAAGAACCTGCCAGCATGGTTAAAAATATCTGACATTGCTGTTGACAACAGGAACTCCTTTGAACTAACAAACGGATCCCAAGTAAAGGCTTCCTCTACTTCCGGTGATGCAGGTCGTTCAGAAGCACTGTCTCTGCTTGTTATAGACGAGGCGGCTTTTGTTGACGGTATTGATGAGTTGTGGGCAGGTTTATACCCAACTCTATCTACGGGTGGACGCTGTATTGCTTTGTCTACTCCAAATGGTGTTGGAAACTGGTTTCACAAGACTTATACAGAGGCTCAAGAGAATAAAAACGACTTTCATACGATAAGACTTCCTTGGAACGTCCATCCGGAAAGAAACCAAGCATGGTTTGAAAAGGAAACTCGTAATATGTCTCGACGTGAGATTGCACAAGAGCTTGAGTGCAATTTTAATGCATCAGGTGATACCGTAGTTCACGGTGATGATCTAAAGAAAATTATAGAAAGAGCCTCAGAGCCTAAAAGAAAAACAGGATTCGATAGAAACTATTGGATTTGGGAAGAGCCAGACCCCAGTAAACAATATTTGATGGTATCAGATATTGCCAGGGGAGATGGATCAGATTATAGTGTGGCGCATATTTTTGATGTTGCTAGTATGACACAGGTAGCCGAATACCAGGGCAAAATAACTCCTGATATGTTTGCTCCAGTTTTATATTCTATGGGCACTGAGTACAACAACGCCTTGCTGGTTATAGAAAATAATTCGTTTGGAATAGGTGTCTTAAGCAGACTTCAAGAATTAGCTTATAAAAATTTATATTATAGTGTAAAATCAACTCACGAGTATGTAGATGAGTTAACCGCAGAAGCGATTGGCGGAGTGGCAGGTTTCACAATGTCAATGAAAACTAGACCATTAGTTATTGCTAAGTTTGAGGAATTCGTGAGAAATAAACTAATTACTATTAATTCGATGAGGTTGGCGAACGAAGTTAAGACTTTTGTTTGGCACAATGGTCGTCCTCAGGCGATGAGAAGTTATAACGATGACCTTGTTATAGCAGCGTCCATTGCTTGTTGGGTTAGGGACACTGCTTTGACTGTTAACAAAAGGGAATTAGAGTACAAAAGAGCATTGATTAGCGGTATTTCTGTTTCGACAAATACTTTTAACACTAAAATAGAAGGTCAGCACGGATTCAAGCCCCAGAAGAAAACATTTAAGGGCACTGACGGCCGCACACACGACCTAACATGGATAATTAAGGGATAAAAATGGCAGACAATTCTAACAACCCAAGAAATAATACATCGAATTTATTTCGCCGGCTCACTCGTTTGTTCAGTGGACCGATTGTGAACTACGATCGACCCTCAGTCGTGAGGGGAACATCAAGAGACGTAAAGAAGTACACTTTTACAAGCAGTACTGGCAGAGAGTTTAAAAAGAAAGAATATTATAACCCTTTCGGTGACTTAAGTAACAAAGTACTCTACCAGAGAAATAAACAAGTCAGATACACAGATTTTGAGCAGATGGAATACATGCCCGAGATCGCATCTGCATTGGATATTTATGCTGATGAAATAACTACATCCACTGTCTTCAATCCCCTGGTTGGTATTGATTGTCACAACAGAGAAATAAAGGATATTTTGGAAACACTCCTTTATAATGTTCTGAACATAAACTCTAATTTGTTTGGCTGGGCAAGGAGTATGTGTAAGTACGGTGATTATTTTTTATATCTTGATGTAGACGATGACACCGGCATAACCAATGTCATACCACTCCCAGTACGTGAAGTCGAAAGGATAGAGGGAACTGACCCCACTAACCCAAACTACATCCAGTATTTTTGGCAAAATGCAGAAGGTCAGAATGGCGTTACTTTTGAGAATTGGCAAGTTTGCCATTTTCGAGTTCTAGGGAATGATAAGTATGTTCCCTACGGAACATCGGTACTCGAACCAGCAAGAAGAATTTGGAGGCAGTTAACCCTCCTAGAAGACGCTATGATGGCTTATCGAATTGTTAGGTCCCCAGAGCGCAGAGTTTTTTATATTGATGTTGGAAATATTGCTGCTGAAGATGTTGAGCAGTATATCGAACAAATTAAAACACAGATGAAAAGAAATCTAATAGTTGACGAAGACTCAGGAAAAGTGGATCTCAGGTACAATGCCATGAGCATTGACGAGGACTATTATATCCCTGTGAGAGGTTCTGCAAATAATACAAGAATTGAAAGTCTGGCCGGCGGGCAATTTACTGGCGATATAGATGATGTAAATTATTTAAGAGATAAACTTTTTTCTGCGCTCAAAGTACCCAAGGCATATTTGGCACAATCTGATGCCCAGGAAGACAAAACAACTTTGGCACAAAAGGACATTCGCTTTGCAAGAACAATCCAAAGACTTCAGCGAGTTGTTATTGCAGAACTAGAGAAAATGTGTATTATTCATCTTTACACCTTGGGGTATCGCAACAACGACTTGCTTTCCTTCCAGTTGTCTCTGAATAACCCATCTAAAATTGCAGAATTGCAGGAATTAGAACACTTGAGAACTAAGTTTGATATTGCCGGCGCTGCAACTGATGGTTATTTTTCGAAAAGATGGGTTTATAAGAACATTTTCAAACTTACTGACGAAGACATACAGAGAATACAGATTGAACAATTTGGTGACGCCAAGACAACCTCTGTGCTGGAAGGTACTGGCGAGGCTATTAGTTCTGAAATGAGTGCCGACACCGACGATGCTCTTGGTGATCCAGGCGGGGACGACCCCTTGGCTGGCGAAGCAGAAGGGGAGGAGCCAGATGAAGGGCCACTCCTTTCGCAACCGGAGCCGGGACAGAGAGATGATGGATACACCCCAGTTAAAGATCCAAAATGGAAACAAGGTGCAAGAAAAAGAAGTTATCTCTCATCCGCAGGAAACAATTTGGCTTCATCCTCTCAGAGAAACCTATTTAAAGGGTGGAGTGGCGAGATGTCTCCCTTGTCGAGAGGGATAACAGGAGAGTCACAAGATAAAGACGGAGAGGTAATGTTGTTTGAAACGGAGCACGACATAAAAGTTCTTCTGGAGCAATTGGGAAAAAAAGATGAAAGTTAAGCATAACAAAAAAAGAAATACAGCGTTTTTATATGAGACTCTCATCAGAGAACTGACAAAAAGTATTGTCTC